CGTCCGATATTCCAACCGGACATTTCTGCGTCTTCTCCTGGTACTCTGCTCGGTTCGCCAGTCGTGATTAATCAAGATTGCGCAACGATCGCAGCGAGTGCAAAGGCAGTTTACTTCGGAGATTTCTCGAAGTATATCATCCGAGATGTTCAGGACTTCACACTCCTGCGCCTCGAAGAAAGATATGCTGATTTCCATCAGGTCGGTTTCGTGGGCTTCAGTCGTCATGACGGAAGAATCCTCGATGCAGGCACTGATCCGATTAAGCACTTGGTACTAGCAGCAGCCTAATGAAAATTAAATTTCATACTTCTGTGGCGGGATTGTCGTTCACTTATGATGCGAATCTAGTGTACGACCTCCCGCTCGATGAAGCGGCGAACTGTATCCGACTCGGATGGGCGAGCGCTGAAGAAGCGCTCGTTCCTCCGGTCTCGGAAACCCGAGAAAACAAATCTGAGAAAGCAACCTCCAGAAAAATAAAAGAGAAACGCTAATGCTCACAGTCGTCACTCCTCCAGCGACCGAACCGATCACCCTTGCAGAAATGAAACTGCACAGCCGCATCGATGGCAACGACGACGACGCCCTGATCAATACGCTGATCACCGCAGCACGTCAGCAGATCGAGCAGATGGCGAGTCATAAAATGGTGACGCAGACACTTGCGCTTTCGATCGACGATTTCCCTGACAGCGGCATCCTCTATCTTGAGGGCCCAGTTCAGTCAGTGACCTCGATCCAATATTACGACCTCGATGGCGAACTTCAAACGTGGGATGACGAACTCTATCAGGTCGACACGACCTCGAACCCAGGGCGAGTTATGCCTGCATACGATGAATCGTGGCCCGATTACTTAGACGATTACAACTCGATCGTAGTGACTTACGTCGCAGGGTGCGGCAATGCAAACCAAGTGCCAGCGATTTTAAAGCAGGCTTTAAAAATGCTCGTCGGCCACTGGTACAACCAGCGCGAGACGACTTCCGAAGTTCAAAGCTATGAGACGCCTTACGCAGTTGACAACATCGTCAAAATGTTCTCGCGAGGAATCGTGAACTAATGCTTAAAGCTGGCGAACTCACCCAGAGAATTAATCTTCAGCGTGACGACAGCACGACTGTTGACGATTACGGACAGGTTACTCGAAGCTGGTCGACTTATCACACGACCTGGGCGAGTGTCCGACCGCTCTCAGGCAGAGAGCAAGAGCAGGGCATGGCGAGACAGGCGACGATCTCTCACCGAGTTCGGATGAGGTTTAAAGGTGGCGTTCAGCATGGAGACCGCATCTCGATGGGAAACCGCATTCTCGAAATCGTAAGCATACGAAACATTGATGAGAGTTCTTTTGAGCTCGAGATCGATGCAGTAGAAAGGGTGGCATAATGGGACGCCCACGATCAACATCTTCCGCAGGTAAAAGAGGAAGCAAGATCTTCATCGAGGCTGGCGCATTAGAAAGCATCCTCAAAAACATGGAGCATATTGATCGCTATGTTAAGCGAGTCGCTCTAGCAGATGCGCTTGAGGCTGGGGCCGAAATCATCCTTCAGTCAGCTCGGCAAAAAGTAAAAAGAAAAAGCGGACACCTTGCGAATTCTTTGGGCATGAGAAAAAAAATCGTACTTCAGAAAAGAGCACAGTATAGCTATGCAGTTATCGGCCCGCTTCGCAGGAGTTACGCTGCGACCATTAAAAGGCTTCACATGAACCGATCGCAACGAAGAGCTCAAACGAACTCTGGCAACGAAGCGGTCAACAGTGCTACCCAATACAGTCACTTCGTCGAGTACGGAACCGCAGCGCATCCGATCGGAAGTGGTGACCTGACTAACGAAACGCTTCTAGGTCGCAAGGGTGCAGTACGAAAAGCTAAAGGTGCGAATCACCCAGGCGCAAGGCCGCAACCTTTTTTGCGCCCTGCATACGACGAAACAAAAGATCGAGTAATTAAAATTATGGGTGACATTCTCGCCGATGGCGTGGAAAGGGGCTCCGCATGAGTGCTAGCAAAGCCCTTCGCGCCCGACTGATCGACGACGCTACCATGTTTGGTCTTGTGGGAAATCGCATTTATCCTGGGCGAGCACCCCAGAAGCCTACGATGCCTTACATCGTTTATCACAGAATCAGCACCGTAAGGTCGGCAACGCTCGACACGGGCAACACTAAAGTTCCTGAAGTGCGAATGCAGGTCGATGTAATCGCAACAACTCAATCGGAAGTCGAAACCATCTTGAACCAGATGAGACTGGTTATGGACAACTTTCGCGGCACCTCTTCCGGGGTGACCGTTCTCGGCGTCAGTGTGGATGATGAGCAGGATCAACCCGAGTTTTATGAAGGCTCGGACACCGTGTTTTATCATTCGAGTTTGGATTTTTCCATCATCTATAGGGAGTCATAATTATGGCCGCAGTCATCACGCAAGGAACAGCGATCACCATCGGAGGCGCAACACTTACGGGCGTCACCGACATCACACCACCCAGCGCCACACGTGGCACTGTCGATGTGACTAATCTTCTTAGTCCAGATAAAACTAAGGAATATGCCGGAGGCCTTATCGATGGTGGCGAGATGTCAGCGACTGCGATCGTCGGCGTCGGCAATGGGGCGCTTAGCACTATCAGCGCTTTTATAGAGGATTACGGCGCGCCGAAAGCCTGCTCGATCACTCTGGCTGACAGCTCCAGCGTAAGCTTTGACGGCATAATCACAAAGTTTCAAGTCGACGGAATTGCGACCGGAGACAACACAGTCAAAGCGACTGTCGGCGTAAAACCTGTCGGAAAAATCACCTATTCTTTTGATTAAGGAGTTCTAGTTATTTTAGACAAAGCGAAATTATTAGGCGCTGGCAGTGCCTATAAGCTCGGGGAGATCGAGATCCCCGAGCTCGGCGGCAAAGTCTATCTTCGAGTGATCAGCTCCCGCGAGCGTGATCAGCTCGAAAGCGAAATCAGCTCTGGAGCAAAGTCGGGAAATCTGACGAACATCAGAGCGAAACTAGTCGTGCGATCGATCGCCGATGAAACCGGGAAGCGTCTTTTCTCCGATGCCGACGTCGAAGCAGTAGGAGAGATGCCAGCGCCCTTGGTTGGTACTCTTTTCGACGCCTGCGCTCGTCATAACGGCATGAGCGGTGGAGCAGTCGAAGACGCCAGAAAAAACTAATAGAGCGCCCTGGGCGTCGGTTTTTATTCCGACTCGCAGGGCATCTTAAGAAAACAGTTCGAGAGATTCTCGATGAAGTCGATTCTCAAGAGCTCACCGAGTGGCAGGCCTTTTCAACGATCGAACCGCTCGACGGAGATCGAGGCGACATTCATGCCGCTCAGATCTGCTCGACTACGGCGAACGTTTGGAGAGGCTCAGAGACAAAAGCTCTTGAGGTGAAAGACTTCCTCCCGGACTGGTACGGCGAGAATAAAAAAGTCGAAAGCTTTGCTGCGCTAAAAGCCTGGGCGAGCGCGGTGGGAACTAAGAAACAGGAGTGACGACATGGCCAAAACAATCGGATCGCTAAACGTTTCGATGGGTCTGTCGATCACCGATTTCATCACGAATCTCGACAAAGTAAAAGAGGATATGAGCGGTCTCGAGGCGATCACCTCGCAAGCCTCAAAGCACTTCGATGATGACGTCGCTGGAATCATGGGCGACGCGCTTCATAAATTTGCAAAGACATCGAAGCTCGGAGCTGACGACGCTTTAAAATTCGCAGTGAGTTTAAAGAAGCTTGGCCTCGATGCGGACACGATCACCAGCACGCTTGATAAGTTCGGTAAGGGAATTGGGAAGTTCGCAAAAAATGCAGGCGAAGCGTCGAAAGCTTTTGCAGGAATCCTCGGAAAGATCGGTGGGTCGGATAAGGTCTTGTTGAAAGACATTCAGGCTCTGGAGTCGATGGGCGTGAAAGCTTTTGACTCTCTCGCAAAAGAACTCTCGAAGGTCGAAGGGAAAGCGATCTCGACCGCAGATGTCATGAAGCGGATCGCATCGGGATCGCTGTCCGGTTCAGATGCGCTTAAGCTCTTGACGCAGGGCGGCCAGGCTCAAGCGGGTGGCGGCGTCGCCGCTAAGGAATCGCAAGCAAAATCGAAGCTAACATCATTTCTGAACTACGTCGAAAATAAAATCAGCAGCGCAGCCTCGAGCATCTTTTCTAAAGTCACTAGTCTCATCATGAACCCGGTGACGCTGATCAGTGGCGCTCTCGCCTCTTATGGCGTCTACAAAATTTATGATCGCGCGGTCGACGCTTTTGCAAATACTGAGGAGATCCTCACGAGAATCAAAGGTCTCGCAGGAGATGCGAGCGCCGATCGACTCGGTGGAGTGATGAATGGGATCGCTAATCAAGGACGCATCGCCCAGGAAGTCGTCGGGAAACTGGCGACGGGATTCCTCGGTCTTGGTGTCTCAGGATCAGACGCAGCTCAGATGATCGAGAGCTTTGGTCGCATTTCGCTCATCGCAGGATCTGGAGCTTCCGACGTATTTGGGAAGCTCGGCGAGGTCGCCCAGAACATGACCCGGACGGGGCAAGCTTCCAAGGATGATTTCGAGGCTCTCGCATCGATGGGGCTCCCAGTTTACGAGGCACTGGCGCAAAGGTTGTCACTGGTGCAGGGTAAAGCAATCAGCGCTAATGAAGCGATGAGAATGCTGGCAGAAGGGAGAGTCGGCACAGCGGACGCCCTCAATGCGATCTCAGGGATGAGTAATAATGCGGACGTGATTAAACAGTCGGAAGCGATGGCAGGAACGCTCAAAGGAATTTACGCTCGACTCGCAGGAGAGATCGAAGGTTTCTTCACCGAGTTCGGTGGCGTGATTGTGGAGGCCTTAGATTTAAAAGGCTTCTCGCAAGGCCTGATCGGATTCATGCAGAACCTAAGAGCGAACTTTGACTCGTTAATTCCAGCGATTAAAAATATCGGCATGGTTCTCTCGGTGGTTCGGGATGTGTTATTTCAAGCGTTCTCGGGTCTGGTGAACTTCTTCACCACGATGGGCGGTGCGGATGTAGTTGCTGGCAATATCAACAACATTAGGGCAGTGGTGGTTTCCTTTGCACAAGCGGTGATGGTCTCGATGCAGTCGGTGATGAGCGGGGCGATCACCGTGATCAATGAAATCATCAAGGCCGTGGGCGGGCTCAAGAAGTTCGCAGCAATCTTTGCAGGTGTGGCAATTGGTGCTAAGGCTGGCGGGGTTTTAGGTGGCTTGGGGGGTGGCGGGATTGGTGCTATACCGGGGATGCTCATCGGTGGTGTTACGGGCGGGCTTTACGCTAATAGCAAGGTTGATGGTGGCGGCCCTGGCATTGACGCAGAAGCGATCAAGAAAAAAATGAACGACGCTTTCAAATCGATTTTAGAATCGATCGGCAACACAGGCATGAACACTGCCGAGGGCATCGTCGCAAAGTTTATGAAGAGCTTTAACGACGCTTTCGCTGGCGCATCCTCGGAAGGTTTCGATACGGCAACGGCGCTAGACAAAATCGAAAGCAACTTTCACACCTTCACCGATGGCCTCCATTTAGGGATGCTGGGCGAGACTATAGGGTATGGCGCTTTCTTGAAGCAGCTTTCGGGTGGCACAGCTTCCGCAATTGCCATGTTTCAAAGGCAGTTAGCGCTTGGGAATATCTCTGCCGAAGAGATGGGTACTTCTCTTGAAAAGGTCAAGGATGAAGCCTTTGCCGCTCTTGATATGCAGCTCAGCGCAGGCACGATTACTAATGAAGAATATGCGAACACGATTGCAGAGATTCAGACCCAGTTTGATTCTCTTAATCCCCCAGAGATTTCGGGATTTGATGCTTTTAAAGGTGGCGATAATATGCCCGCATGGATCAGAGATCTTTCGAAAGAAGAGAGCCCTCTCGAGGCATATCAAAGAAAACTCGAAGAACTAAAAAACACGCTCCAAGATCGGCCCGACCTTTTTGCTGTGGGTGCAGCGAAGCTAGCCGACGAACTCGAGCGCAGCGTCGGAGCTGTCGAAGCACTTAAGAATCCGGGAGCTCTTATGCAGGGAAGTTCAGCAGCATTCTCGCAGGCGCTTAAAATTCAGAATGCAGGAAAGGGCGAAACCGCAGCGGAGAAACTTCTGCGAATACAGCAGCAGGCCTTTAGCCAGCAGCAGGCACAGACTGCTCTTCAGCAGCAGATCGCAGCAGCGACCATGAATCAGGCGAATATGATCGTCGCTAACATAAACTAAGGAGCGCCCATGTCAGTCCTTAACACTTACGAAACTTTTGAAGGCCGCACCGGATCTGATGACTCGAAGCGCCAGGTCTCGCTGGTGCGCTCGTTCATTGTGCAGACCGACAACGTGACCGATGATGTTCCTGACCTTTTCGGAACTAATCTTCCTGCGATGTTTTCACAGCATCCGAAGTACGAGAGAGCTTTCTGCATCGGGCGCACAGCTTCCCAGATGGACGACCCGCACTTCTGGAAAATCACTTGCAGTTACAACTCTAACATCGACACCGTCGCACCGAGTTCGACTCCGAGCGCATCGCAACCTCCAGAGGTGGCGAATCAGAATAAAGGCGCAAGCCCTGAAGAGAAGGCCAGCGAAGCGAACGAAGACCCGCTGACGAGACCTACAGATGTGGACTTCTCGACGAGCGACAAAGAATATGTTCTAGACACCGACTACAACACTCCATCAAAGCCAATGGTAAACGGGAACAACGAACGGTTCGACCCCCCAGTCATGACGCATCGACCTCTCCTATGTATGAAGCTCGAATTCAACAGCGCAACTTTCGTCGCGCTCGACTGGATGGATCGAGTGAAGTGCGTAAACAGCGGAGCTTTTTCTGGCTTTCCTGCTCGCAGTATGCTGCTTGATAAAGTAAGCGCAAAACGAGTTTACGAAAACGGGAAAAAATACTGGCGCATTTCTCTTGAATATCTGCTCGATAAAGACAACTGGGATGCAGTCATCCTTAATCACTCTTATCGCGAGTGGAACGGAACTGAGCTGATTACAGCGAGAGACATCGCAGGAAACGTGCTTCCGAACGGAGTTATCATTCAGGGCGACACTGGGATTCCTCTTGATCCCGGAGTTAAACCGACTGAGCAGAATGGTGGCTTCCTGCGGTTCCGAATTTATGACGATATTCCTTACACTTATCTGACACCTATTTACAGGAAGATCCTTTAATGAGCGCCTATGGATTTTCAGAAGACAGCGCCAAAAGGATTGCTCGCGTCGTGAAAGCGGTCGAGGGCGACACGACAGCACCGACGCGCATCGGGCCCATGCTCGGCGGTTCCACGATGAGCGTGGTTAAGGTGACGGCGCTAGGCTCGCCACTAAACACCGGGCAGCGGGTGGACTACCACGCCAGCGCCAACACGATGAACGACATCAATGAGGTAAAGATTCGGGAGTTGAACGGCGCGGCGCTTACCGTGGGCGCTCGCTACATGGGGCAATTCTCCGGGTATGACAGCTCGGGAAATCCGGTTTATGTGGTGAAGGCGAGCACTGCCTCTGACGGGTCTGGTGGCGGGTCCACTTTTGAAGTGGTCACTGGAGTTGTTTGCGAAACCGGTGGAGGAATCAACGTTACAACCGCAAGTTTAACTACTGCCGATTACGATGGAGCTGTCTTTAAAAGTTTTCTTGGTTTAGTCGATGTAGTTCCTAAAAGTTTTCAAGGGAACGCATCAAGAATCGTCATGGTGAATGAGAGTGCAAACGCTCTAGAATTCGGCCCAAATTTTTCGGGATCGCCAACGGCGGCGGACTTTCTGGGTTTAACGGATACGCCGAACACCTATTCAGGTGCTAGCTATAAATCGGTCATTTGCGATTTAGGAACTAGCGGAAATGCGTCCGCTTTAACTTTTGCAACACCAAACGTTACCACTACTAACAGTATCACTGGCGGCGGTAATCCGAATGACTCAAGCGTGTTTACTACGATGAAACTAATAAATGACACGGCAAACCCCGGGAATTACTATGCTTATTCGACGAATTCCAGTGGCGTAAAAGGGTGGAACCTTCTCGCAGCGACTCCAGCAGGCTTAACTGTGGGAGGTGATGTGGTGGTTAGTTCTAGAAAAGCAGCGGTCGCAGATGTGGCAGCGCACAGCATTTCTAGTTCTGATTTAGTATCTACAGCTTCTACTGCTCAAACAGCTATTAATGACCTCACGAATCAAGTGAATGCGATTTTATCTCGACTACGATCACACGGATTAATAGCAGGATAAAATGCAAATATCACCCAGCGGAGAAACGATTAATTTAAAGACGAATGCGAGTTACAGCAGCTCTACACAGCTTTGGACTTTAAGCAGTAATCATGCCTATTATAATTCCACTATAAACAACGGACGTGTCTTCGCTGGTTATATAGCAAAAGCAGATGGAAGCCCTTTGCTTCTTAATGGCGAAACTACCGCAAGTGTTTACTACTTTTTTCAGAACGCAGGGGGAATAGGATTAGCATCGTCTTTCGCAAACGCACTAGAAAAAACTCCGGTCGCTTTTGAGACAGTAGAAGCTTTCTATAGTTTTAGAAAGACCGGTAATAATTACATTCTTACTCCTATTAACAGCGGTTGCTGTGAACCAGAATACTTCGAGACCCAATACCCAGAAATCAGTTCTTACTCAGAAGCTTTAGATAGCAGCTATGGCAACGGGAAATCTCGGTTCCCAATACCATGCTATTTGCCTAAGAAAATATCTTTCGCATGGGAACCCATCGGAACGATAGACCTTTATTTGCAGTATTATTCAGCGAACCCCACATCGAATTTTACTACGACTTATCAACCTATATTAATCTACGGGAACGGTCATGATAATAGTTATACGCTGGGCACAGATCGTTTCAGCGCAGCTTTAAATTTTTACCACGAGAAAACCGAAGACAAAATCCTTGTCAGATTGAGTGTGTATACATGGAAATATGATTCTGGAGCTAATCAGGTTTTTACTTACACTTTTTATCAAGTGGAGAAATCATTAACTTATGACACCAGCGGCAATGTCACTGACGATTTTTTCGCAACGATCCCAACACTAGTGCGAACCGATATTAACGACCGCCCATTGAACCTCACTCTGACAACAGACGGAAACTATGTG